GCGTGTCAAAGGCAGTAACGAAACTAGACCCATCAATGCCAGAGCCGAACTGCATCTCGAGCATTTTAATTCTTACGCCCGCTGCCGCAGCGTCCGCCGCAGCGCCGGAGATGGTGAGGGTGGGGTCCACCCTCACGCCGCTCCCCGCCACCGGCCCGGCCACCGCAGCGCCGCCCGCTTCGCCCAGCAGGGTCACCTGCACCCGGATGTCGCCGGAGGGCTTCGCCCGGGCGTAAAAGCAGACAAAGCCGTCCCGCGCCTCGCAGTAGGCCGGGCATCCCGCCTCCTGCGCCGCCGCGCCGTAGCTGTCCGGGTAGGAGCCGAGAGCTACGTAGCCGGTCTTCGCTTCCGGCACCGGGGCGGCCTGCATCAGGGGCCACGTTCCTTCCGCTTTCTCCCAGCCCTCCGGCGTCAGGGTCACAAGCCGGCTTCCCCGGTATCCGGCCCCGTCGCCCGCAAGGCCCGGGTACAGCACCTCACCGGCGCTGTTGTAGATAGGTTCACTCATTCTTTACCTCCGCCTTTGCCGTGATGACGATGTTTCCGGTCACGGTCTCGATGTTCACGCAGCCCTCTTCGGCATTCCACGCACTTCCGGTCACGTCCTCGCTGCCCATCTTCACGTTCACCTCGGTCAGGGTGTACCCGCTCTCGGCGGTCAGGGCGGCTTTGTAGGCCCGGCCCTTCGCTACCACGACGGCGGTCTGGTCGGTGGTCACATGGCTCAGCCGGTTCACCACGCTGCACCACACCAGCGCCTGGCTCACCGTTACGCGGCATTCGGCTTTTACGCCGCCTGCCGTGGCGCTGATGAGCGTGCTGCCCTCGGCCACGCCCCGCACGATGCCGCCGCTCACGGTGGCCACGTCCTCCCGGCTGCTCTGCCACACCACGGTGCGGTCGTCGGCATTCTCGGGCCGCACGGTGGCCGTCAGCCGGGCCGTGCCGTCCACGCTCAGCTCAAGGGTGCTGCGATCCAGCGTCACGCTGCTCACCGGCACCCTCGCCGCCTTTACAGTCACGGTGCAGCTGGCCGTCTTGCCGCCCACGCTGGCCCGGATGATGGCCGCGCCGGCGGCGCGGGCCGTCACCACGCCGCTGTCCACCACGGCAGCCTCTTCGTTGGAGCTGGTCCATGCGATGCCGCTCTGGGGGATGCTGGTGGGCAGCACCGTGGCCGTCAGGGCGGCAGTCCTGCCCTCCGTCAGTTCCAGCGTCCCGGCGCTCAGCATCAGGCTGGCGGCTCTCAGGCCGTCCTCGGCCACCGTTACGCTGCACGCCGCCTTCACGCCGCCCGCAATGGCCGCGATCTCCGTTGTTCCGGCGCAGATGGCCACCACCTCGCCCCCGGTCACGCTGGCGGTCTCCGGGTCGGCGCTGTACCACACCACAGCCTGATCAGCGTTCTCCGGGCTGACTGTGGCTGTCAGGGCCGCAGTCTCCCCCGGCTTCAGTGTCAGGGCGGTCTGACTCAGGGTCACGGTCTCCACCGGCACCTCGGCCTCCTGCACCCGGACGGCACAGCAGGCGTATTTCCCGCCGCTGACCGCGAGGACGGCTGCAGCGCCCGGCTTTTTGGCCGTCACGGTGCCGTTGCTCACCTCGGCCACGGTCTCGTCGCTGCTCAGCCACGCCACGTCGCCCTCCGGGTCGGCGGCTGCGTCCAGCACCGCCGTCTCACCCGCCGTCAGGGTCAGAGCGTCGGTGCTCAGGGTCACGCGCTCCACCGCCGGCTTCACCAGCACGGCGCACTCTGCGCTGCACCCGTCTGCCCGGGCCGTGATCCGTGTCCCTCCGGGGGTCTTTGCCGTGATGACGCCGTCCTCCACAGCGGCCACAGCCTCGTCGCTGCTCTCCCACAGCACGGTCTGCTCGGTGGCGTCCTCGGGGCTGATCCGGACGCCCAGCGCCGTCCGCTCTCCCGCATACAGGGTCAGGCTGTCCCGGGTCAGCCGCACGGCCTCCACCGGCACCTCGGCCCATACCCCGCTCAGCTGGTCCAGCAGGGTGTCGGCGGTCCTGGTCTGGTAGGCAGCTTCCCGCAGCAGACGCATCAGCAGGCGGCGCTCCTCCTTTTTCGGAGCAAGATTCGCCGCCCGGTTCGCTGCCTGAGTGGCAGCGGTGCAGGCGTCCAGTGTCTCAGCTGCCGCACCCAGTGCGCTGGCAGCACTCGCCGCCGCAGCTGTGATGTCTGCCTGCGTCCTTGCCGCCGCAAGGGCGGCGGCGCTCTCGGCGTCCTCGGCGCTCATCCGCTCCTTCTGGGTGGCGGCTGCGCCTTTCTGGGCGGCATCCATCGCCGCCTGCGCCGTCTTGGCCGCGTCCTTTGCGGCTGCACCCTCGTTCATGGCCGTGTTCACGGCCTGCTGCACCAGCGCCACAAACTGGGCGTATACGCTGGGGTCGATGTCCTCCACCGTACCCGACAGCCCGATGGTGTCATAGCAGTCGTATTTCGCCGGGCAGCTCATGGCTGTGTAGCCGTCCGCGCTCTGGGCCAGCAGCATCCACAGCCCCTGCCGGGCAGCGGTAAAGCGGTGGTCTACCGTCACCGTCCGGCTCTCGTCCAGCAGCACCGGCTGGGGCAGTGTGCCGCCGTCCTGCTCGATGTGCAGGGTCACGGCCATCCCGTCCCACTCCTCCGGCAGCGCAAAACTCAGGCTGGCCACGCCCGCCGTTCCTACGCCGCCCAGGTGCAGCACCCCCGGCTCGGCCCGCCAGCCCATCCCGCCGAATCGGTCTTTGATGATCCTTACTTTCACTCTGAGGCTCCTTCCTTTGAGAAAGGCTCCCCTCGCCAGGGGAGCTGCTTTGCAGCGCCGCCGTCAGGCGGACTGCAAAGCTGAGAGGTTTTCTTCCGGTCCGCTGCCGTTTCTAAAGACCTCTTCTTCTCCAGCCTACCACGCCCCCTGATTCAAAACTACTGCGGACTTTCCCAAAGCGGACATATAAAAGAACGAGCACCCCGGCTCACAGCCAGAGTGCTCGTTCTTTTTCAAAATTGGTTTAGAATATCGTGGTGTCCGATGTCCAGCAGCAAGATGATGGTGTCTCCGTCGTATTGCCATATGACCCGCACATCCATGTTGACACTGAACTCAAACAGATCTGTTGTTCCCTGTATCCGCTTTGTTCGCAGTGACGGGTATAGCGGATCTTGCATCAGCAGTTCCAGCTTCTTTTTCAGCTGCGCCCGCTCTGCTGCCGACAGCCTTTTCACGTTCTTGACGAACCGCTTGGTAAATGTGATTTTGTATGCCATCAGCTCACTCCATCCAGCATCTCAAACAGCTCGTCAACGGTATCAAAGACCGGCTGTTCACCGGCTGCGATCTTCGCCTTTGTTTCGTTGATCTCGCTGCGCAGCTCGTCCAGATACTTCTTGGGGTACACGGCCACCGGCATGATCTGGATGGTTCCGTCTTTTTCCACGATTTCCAGCTTGTCGCCCTCGTGCAGGCCCAGCCGTGCCACGATGTCCTTCGGGATAGTGATCTGAGACTTGGTCCTCAGCTCTGTCAGCATATCTGTCAGCTCCTTTGCATCGTTGGATTTTCCAACTTTCTTACTATCAGTATACGCCAACTGCGCCGGAATATCAAGCCGTTTTTATTTCACCCCCTCCCACCAGTTCTTCTCGCCCTTCGCCTTCTCGGCCTTCTTGTCCGCAGCGCTCACCCACTGGGCAAAGTCCTTCTCCTCGTACAGGGGGTTCTCGTCTGCGTCCTCGAGGGCCAGCAGCTTCTTTTCCAGCTTTTCCCGGTCCCGGTCGTTTCCCGCCAGATACTCCTCTTTCACACTCTCCGTGATCTTGCTCTTGATGCTCCCCCTGCTCTTGCCTGCGGTCAGCAGCCGGCCAAGCTCCTCCTGCGCGTCCTCCGCCCGGCCATTTTCCACTTCGTCCAGCAGGTCAGCGTACACGCTGGCGTCCTTGTCCCGGCCCTTTTCGGCCAGCAGCAGCTCGTTGGCCCTCTCGTTCACAGCGCCGGTCACTACGTTGACCAGCTCCGTCCGCCGGGCAGAGTCTTTGCTCCTCACGTCCAGTCCGTCCAGCAGCTTCTTGAAGGCCGCTTGCCGCGCCGTCTCCGCCGCTTTCTCCTTGCCCGCGTTCTGGGCCTTGGCAGCTTCCAGAATATCTTCGTCGTACTTCTTCAGCCGGGTCTTGAGCTGGCTGTCCACCTTGTCCGTCTTGCCCATCTGTTCCAGCTTCTTCATCGCCGCCGCAGCTTCCTCCCTGTCCCCGCTCTGGATGGCGTTGTACAGCCGGTCGTACTGCCCGGTGGCCGAAGAGGGCGTGGAGTCAAAGCTCACTTTGCCCTCCTCCTTCCATTTCTTGATGCTGTCCATCCATTCGTTCACGGCCTTGACGTACTTCTTCACGTTGTTGTAGGGTACACCCTCCAGCATGGCCAGCTGGCCCACAGCGTCTGCCCACGCCCACCGCACACTCTTCTCGTACTCCGCAAACTCCTCCTCGGTCATCTCGCTGGTGTCCTTGTCCAGCAGGCCGTTCAGCTTCGCAATGCTCTTGGTCATGTCGTTCACGGCCGAAAATCCCGTCATGCTGATGGTGTCGTAGCTGCCAAAGCTCTTTCCGGTCATCACCGTCTCGGTAGCTCTCCACACCTCGCTTCCGCCGGTAAAGTTGCTTACCCCGCTGTTGAGGAACTGATAGATAAAATTGCTCAAAAGGCTCCACCCGGTCATGTCGCCGTTCTCGTCCTGTAAGTCGCCCCATTTGTGGAACAGCAGCTTCACCCCCACGCCCAGCCCTGCGATCAGGGCTGTCTGCACGATCTGGCTGAAGATGGCGTCTGCCCGCCGCGCCTTGGCCGTTTCCAGTGCCTCCTTGTTGGCTGCGCTGGGGTCTGCCTTGTACCGTGCCGCCTGCGCTGCGGCATCCTCCAGCGCACTCACCAGGATCTGGGCGTTCTGCTGACGCTGTGTGCTGAACATCATCAGGGTCTTGGCCATCTGGTTTTTCGTGCGCTGAAAGCCCGTCCGCTGCATTGCGGTGTAGTTGGGCTGGGTCCGCTCGATCACCCGCTGGTACTTCTGCTTCACAGCCTCCCAGTAGGCCGGGCTGTCGTAGACGGCCGCCTCGGCGTCAAACTCGGTCGGGTGGCTCTTCACATACTCCATCGCGCCGTAGTACAGCGCTGCCGTCGTGATCTCGTCCACCTTCCCGATGCTTCCGCTGGCAAAGTCGCCGATGGCGTCCGCCGCCCTCACACCGGCCCGCACCACGGCGTTGTCTCCGTTCCGGGCGCTGTCGTGCAGCGTACCCACCACGCCCTTCCCGGTGCTTCCAAGCTCCCCCCTCCGGCTTCCCCGCAGGCGGGTGGGCAGCATCGCGTCGCCGTGCTCGTAGGCCAGCTTCTCGATCTCCGCCAGCTTGCTCGGCGAGACGTTCTTCACAAATTGCAGCAACGACTTTCCCGTGCTTCCCCAGCCCAGCTCTGCGGCTGCGGTCGGCAGGCTGGCTGCCTGCAAGAGCGTTACGTTCAGGTTTCCGGTCAGCACGGCAGCGGCGGCATTGCCCCTCAGGGTGCTGCACAGCCGGTCGAACACCTCGTGGTCGCTCTTCGTTCCGCACAGGTCGGCCAGCGCCTTGTTCAGGTAGCTCCGGCCCGTCTCGCCCCATACCTTCTCTATCTGGCCGTACAGGCTCTTTCCGCCCTGCATCGAGTTCAGCACCTTCTCGGCGTTCCGCAGCGGGATGGCCATGCCCGCGTACTGGGCCGTGTTCTCGATGCTCTCCGCCGCCTGCCGCACCAGTCCCACCAGCTCCAGAGGCTTCGAGCTGTTCACGCGGCTCTGCAAAAAGCCCTCGCTGCCCACGCTGTTGTCGTACTGGATGCCGGTGTTCTGCTCCACGTTGGTGTTCCGGTCAACGTGCAGCCGGATGTAATTGTCCACCCGGGCCTTCTTCACGCCGGAGAGCGCAAGGCTCGTCTCGTTGATGTACCCCTTGGTCAGCTTGCCCAGCTCCCGGAACGCCGCGATCATCTTGTTGTCGTACTCGGTCAGGTTCTTTTCGATCTCCCCGATGATGCTGGTGCGCAGCGCGTCCTCCCGCTGGCTCACCTCGTAGGCGTTCAGCTTGTTCCCGCTCTCGTCCACGGTCACAAGTTCGCCCAGCTTCACGGTCTCGGCCCGCTGGTGTCCCGCGCCCTTCAGGCCCTTGGTGGTCAGGCTCATGTCCGCAATGGTCGCGCCGCCGTGCAGCAGGTGGTGCATACCCTGCCGGTTCTGCAGCTGCACCCACAGCTCCGCCATCACGTCGTGGGTCACCAGCCACGGCCTGCCGTCTTCGGTCTTCAGTCCGATGTCCACCAGATCGTGGGTAAAATGGTACAGCTCCTTCTCGTGCTTCGGCCCTGTCAGGTCGGCAAAGATGGCTTCGCCCTCGGCGGTGATCCGGCTCTTCCGGGCCTGTCCGTCGTTCAGCATCCGCCCCAGCTGCTCCATAAAGCCGCCGTGGGCATAGCCGCCAAAGCGCTCGAAGTTCCGCTCGATGTTCGTGGCGTTCAGCCGGTACACGTCCCGCGCCACACGTCCCAGCTGAGCCAGCACTCCCTTTTTCTGCTTGGCGGCCACCTCCTTCAGCTCATCGTGCAGCCCCTCGGCGAAGTCGTCTATCATCACGTCTTCGATGCTGCCCAGCATCACGGCCTCGTTCTTCACGATGAACATGGTCTGCTCCATGATCTCCCGCAGCCCCCGCAGCTCCTCCATGCTCAGGCACGCCATCGCACCGTCCCGGTAGGCCTGCAGGTCCTCGTTCAGCCGCTTGAGCCAGGCCCGCTTCTCCGGGGTGTCCTCCGGCAGCCACTTGTCCGCCTGTTCGATCTGCCCCCGCAGCTCTTCCATTTTCAGCTGCCGGTTCTCGTTCACGTCGGTCAGCCAGTCGTCGATGGCGTCGGTCAGCTTGCTGTTCTCCCATTCCAGCGCCGCCCTCTCG